TTTTCAAAGAAACCCTGAGCCGCTTTAGTCATGTCACCATAAGATTTGACTTGAAGCTTATCTTGTTTAGATGCCGCGTCTGATATTGCTTTGTCTTTCTTGGCTTGGTCGCCCTTGCCGTCATTCATTTTCTCGATAGTGAATAACTGCTGCTCTAATCCGTCTGTGATTGCTGCCTGTGACTTTTCATAAGATGCAAAAGCTATGCCCATGTCGCCTATTGACGCGCCTACACTACCAAAAGCATCAGACAAGCCTGTAGCCGCTTCTCGTGCCGCGTCTAGGTTAGCTGTAAGGATTGCCATTTCTGCGGTTGCTCTTTCGTTAGCCGCTGTTTGAGCTTCGCTTATAGCTTTGATTCTGTCCGCTGCTGCCTTGGCTATTACCTCGTCCTTGCTGCCTTGAGTAGTAATGTCAAGCTGTGCCATTTGCTCAGGTATCAAAGCTTTTTCAGCTTGAAGCCCTGCAATTTCTGACTTAAGTCTAAGCTGTTCGGCTAAAGTTAGATTGTACTTGCCAGCAGTGTCTAGCTCTGCCTGTGCCGCTGCTATCTTTACGTCAATAGTCGCTGCATCTTGCGCAATAATAGCCGCTTGAATAGCCCTAGTTTTATCTAATGAGGCAAACAAAGCATCTTGTGTCTGTTGAGTGATTGTGTTCTTGGTGGCTTGCTCTGTCGCTGTAGCCATGCTGACATTAGCTTTATCTTCGATTGCTTTGCGTTCTTCTGATAATGCTAGTAATTGTGTTCTTGATTGTCCTTCTAATAATTTTCCAGCTATCTCTGATGATGCTATGTTTGCATCTTGTTGAGCCTTGAAATTAGCTTCTGCTTCTGCTAAAGCTTTTGTTGCGGCTGCCGCCTCTTTTTTCGCCGCTGTTTTATCTTTTGTTGACTTTGTAGCTTCTATTTCCGCCCTTATTGCTGCTGCGCTTTCCTTTGCTATATCTACTTGCACAGGTGGCTTTGCTCTGCCTGTAAGATCAACCGTCTGCCCATTGTCTGGCGCTCCTCCCACACCATAACCCGCTGCTGATTTTATAGTATTATAAAAATCATTAAGCTCTCGCAAGTCTTGAGCGAGAGCGTTTACTTGGCTAGTGATTAATTCAAGGATAGGCGATAAAGTATTAACAACAGGAGCTTCTACAGCTTTTGCTAATGCCGTCCATGAATTTCCAATATCGGCATATTTGGCGGTTAAGGTTTCACCCGCTGCCTCTGCTGCTCCTTGATAGCTTGCAAAAGCACCAACCATCACTCTTCCAAATATTTCTGAGGTTATGCGTCCCTCGCCTACTAGCTTTCTAAATTCGCCCACGGTATAACCAGCGGCTTCGGCAATCCTATTTAATAAGCCTGGCATTGGCTCAGTCACTTGATTCAGCTCTTCCATGTGTACTACGCCAGTTCCCATCGCTTGACTTAAACCAAACATTGACTGTTTTAGTTGTTCAGTTGTTGCACCTGTTTTGCTGCTAGCATTGCTCATCCCCTCAAGCAAAGCCATTGTTTGTTTACGTGTAATTAACCCTGATTGCTCTATCGTCAATAAACGACTAAAAGAATCGGCTAAGACTAAATTGCTTTTGTGGTGTCGGTTTGAAACATCAACTAAATATTCTTGAACTTTTGCATAGTCGCCAGCATCTTTAGTTAAACCTTTCAATCTAATCGATAAATTTTGAACTTCCTCAACTGTTTTTACTAAATCTTTAGCAATAGATAAAAAACTCATACCCGCTAACGCCGCGCCCGCTATTTTAGCAGCACCACCAAGCCCAGAAAGAGCTTGCTCACTGCGCCCCGTAGCCTGTGCCATACCATTTAAGTTACGCGTGGCTGTTACTGCGCTTGTAGAATCTACCGCGACGTGAATTGAATATGAGTCATTAGACATTATTTTTTGCTCCGCTTTGCGATTTGTTCGGATTGATGGCTTAAGTATGCACCATCAAGTTGCATGATGGCGCGGACCTCTAAATAATCTATCATTGTATGGGTTAGCCTGCCCCAGGCTTCTATCTCGATATATCTTATAGCGTCCTGCCCATATCCGTTGCTGGTTCTAGTGCGGCTTAACTCGCTAAACCATTGCCAGCAATAGCCATAATAACTGGGTAGTGGCAGGCTCTGATACTCTTGTGGAATATCATGTCCTGCCTGAACAATCACGGTTACTTCATCGCGTAAGCTACTGCCGTTTTCATTTGTTGCGCTTAGTTCAAACTCTCGCTTGCCAAATAAAACCAGCTCATCAATTAAGCTTTGCTGTAGTTTCCCAAGTTGTTTGATGCCTCAAATACTTGATCGCGGATCTCTGAGTTATTAGCCATCAAAATTAACGCGCTTTCGTGTGAGTAAGGTTCTGCAATACCACGCCATGCAACAATTCTAATTGCTGAGGCATCGACACCGAACTGTTCATCGTCCTCGACTGTGCGGTCGATTTCTTTCCCGCGCTTAGCAGCCATTGCTTCTTGTGATCGTCTGCGGTTAAGGCTCTTTCTTACCCACTCTTGAACCTTTGGAGCTTGTGAGCCTAGCACAGTAATAAATACGCCCGTGTCGCTTCCGTCTGTGCGTAGATACTCAAACTCGTAAGCCTTTTCACTTGCGCTTGTTAAGTCTAAATCCGATAAAGAAAATGCTGCCACTTTTGTCATGTTCGTATGTTCCTGTTGATTTATAAAAAAATACCCCGCTATCTAAAAATTAGATAACGAGGTGATTGTATCACTGTTTTTATGCTAATGAATCTTGAACCATGATGGTTGTGGCTAAATTAGCTAAAGCCGCGCCGCCTGAAGTGTTTTTCAAGGCTGTGAATGGAAACGTGCGAGTTAAACCGTTTTGACCGTCTGACACGTCCGCACCGCCTAATTTGACTCGGGACATTGTAAAGACTACGAAGTCAGCCGTTGCTGTGTTGTCGGTTGTCAATGCTACGACAATAGATACCTCAGTTTCGTTGATAAAGTAATCGCGGAAAGTTGCGTCGGTAAAGTAAGCGCTGAAAGTACCGCTTGCCATTACTGTGCCTTGGAACACATCAGGTCGAGCAACAGAGCCAACAACCGCGTCAGCTATCGCAATGCTGCCATTAATGTCAAAATCGATTGATGTCACGATAGCCACTGGAGTCCCGGCAACTAATAACAAACCATTTACCCCAGCAGTAACGCCACCAGTTGTAATCGCAGTTGGTGAAGTTAATACTTGTGATGTGCCAGTAGTTACATTTAAACCGACTAATGGAAAATCAATAGTAGCCATCCCATTGGCAGGAATCTTAACCTGTGCGTTAGTTTGCATAATGTCAGTGTAAACCTCTGACTGTGCAACGTCCGAAAACCAATGTTCAACCGTGTAATAATCTTGTGTTTGGCTTGTTTCAGGAACATAAGTGGTTTTTCCTGTAGCCGCAAACGTAACACCTGTAATGCTTGTTGCATTGTCAGCTAATGCGCTACCGTTTAAAGTCTTAACTGTCAAAGTCGTGGCTGTAACGCCAGTAACTAACAAGTTTTTATTTAAGTTTGCCGCGCTAACACTACCAGCAGTAATCCTAACTACGTTACCAATTTTGATACCGCCTGTTAAAGGGTTGCCTGTTTGAAAAGTAATAACACCAGTTGAGGCAACGATAGTTACAGCAGCTGCGGTTATTGATGATATTGCAACAAAGTCTCTACGTAAAACTGACTGCAAGAAATCTTTATAAGTTCCTGCTGATAATTCACCACTAATTGTGCCGCTTGTTTGTCTTGATCCGTGCCTAAAATCAGCCATTTGTTGATCTGATCTGATTTCAGAGGATTGGTAAGTTTCTTTTGTCAGATTGATTGTGCTTGTTACACGTCGCAATTCTTGACCGCCTGAGCCTGATGCCGCTACGCCTAAGCCTGTTTGTTTTTTGTAAGATAATACTTTTTTAACGCCTTGAGCAATTGCCATTTTGTAACCTCTTTTATGTTGGGTAAATATCTGCGGAAAAATAAATTGATACGGGTATTTGATAAAGTAACCCGTCTACCATTGGTGGGTGTATTGATGGAGTTTTGTCAATAATAACGACCACGCCGCCACTTGTTAAACTTGTGCTTCTTTTAAAATGATTAACTAATAAGTCAGCGCGTGTTGATGCCGCTTTGCAACCTAAATTAGGTGGGTAACATAACAAAACTTGCATAAAGCCCTTGATTCTATAATGCCCATCTCCTAATGTTGGGTTAAGGGTATCGGCAATCATTAAATTAACTTGCTGAAAAGCCGTGCCAACTACAGGCGTAAAAGGCACGCTTTCCCACGCTGTCGCCAATGATGGAGTAAGCGCGTTTAGTTTAGCCTCCAATGCTGTGCGTATCTCAACTAGTGCCATTCAATACCCCTTCAAATAATGCAACAGATACGCGAACCATGCCATTTGGTGCTTGCCTGCTGTGCGCGTCATATTCTAATCGTCCAATGTAAGGCACGTTATTAGTTAAATAAACTACACTACCAGCATGTCTTGGTATTGCCGCTAATATCTTTGCTTCTGTTCCTGTAGCATCTTCACCCACGAACGGAGCGCCCACAGTACAATGCCAATTATTACGAGAATTACCGCCAACATAACCAACAGGCGCACGCTCCGGATGTTTCCACTGGCTAGGCTCTCCGACTGGGTTCATATAGCGAATATTTTTAAATACCTCGCTGGTCGCTTTTCTTATGCGTGTATCAATATGCCCCGTTGCATTAGCTACGACTTGCGTCATTGTGGCGCTCATTTTCTAACCTGCAACTCATAAAGCGCGGCTAACTCACCCGACCATATCGACTTAACAGCAATTACATTATAAGTCTCGGTATCAATAATAACTTTGTCAGTTGGCAATGGTAAAACCGAACCAGAAGCCGCGATAGTAACTTTTCTATCGCCATATTGAATAACACCGCTCATTAATGCCGCGCCTTTAAAGTCGCTAATGATAGCCAATGGATTTGATGACGTAATAGTATTAGCCGCCATATCACCTGTTACTGGATCATAAGCCCCCTCGACTATGCTTTGCAAAGTAATAGACTTGCCAAACTTAGCCAGCGACTTAACTGCTAATGCCCTTGCTGATGTATCTAGCGCGGTCATGTGCGAACTAATGCTGCACTGCCATCTCTATTCTTAAAATAGATTGATAGCATGTTATCTATTTGAATGTAGCGTTTATATTGTGGTGAGTATTTATCATATTCAACCTCAATCACGTCTACCTTTTCTCTGATAGTGGCTTGACCTAAGTCAGCCATTAATGTTTCTGTGTTTGCTTTTAAAGCCAATTCTGCACAGGCATTTTTAACATTTATCACCACCACATTAAAATCTACATATTGTGGATAAACATTTGTTGTGATTGTGTCTAATACTGGCACGTACAAACGAGGCCAGTCCAATGCTTGTGTAGAATTGTATCTATAGCCAGCCCACCTTAAGCGGTAAACTGCCATCATATATTCTGTTGCCTTTCTTAATAGCTGTTCTCTGATTGTATCGCTTGCAATCGAACCCCATGCTACATTGCCTCGATTAGTATGATATGTGCTTGCATCAGCAACAGAAATATAACTTTCTGCATTTACTAAGCCCGAGCCATCTTCAACGATTAAAGCCATTTATCACACCTCAAAGAAATAAAAATAAGTCGGGAGACCGCGAACAGGAACGAACACGACCCCCCTAAACTATCTAACGATTAACCTAACAACGTAGCAACGTGGTTTGGTTTCCATACTTTAGAGCCGTATAAACAGCGGACTTCAAGCATAGTTTTCATATAACCTTTGTAAACTGCAATTTCAAATACTAGGCCGCTTGTTGGGTCTTGAACTGTCATTACATCAACAGCAGAATCACCACCGTTAGGCATTGCTGGAGCGCGCATACCTAGCTCAACCGCTGACTTGTGGAAAGCAACACTTGGAGTATAAGAATCACCGATTGTCAAAGCGTTTGCTGTAGCAATTACTTTTTGTGCGCCTGGAGCGTTCAAAGAAATAGTGCCAGCAGCAGTAACGCCTGTGCCAACAACATATTTGTTTGCAGTATCTGCCGCAAATGTTACAACGTCACCAGCTAAAACAGTACCTGAACCTGTTACCAATGCGATATCAGTAGCATTAACAGCAGTTGAGCCAGAAGTTACGTAAGAAGTACCCGCGCCTTTTGTGTGCGTAGTAATACCAGCAGATTCTTTAATCATGACGCCTTGCAAGTCTAGCAAAGTACCTTGACGCAATAATGCTTCATTGCCTGAAGTGTTAACTTGTTGTAACTGCGCAAGGTTGCGAAGTTTAACGCCTGCCGCTGTGTTCATTACTAAACTGATTTGGTTATCAATTGGGCAACCGTTATCAACTAGGACTTGACGCACTTGAGCGATAGTGTCGAAGTTAGAAGCAAAAGGAGTAGTTCCAGCAGTACCAATGGCGCGTGAAGCACCTTTGTAAACTGTTGCAAATAAATCTTGTTCAATTTTGTTGCACAATGCGCGGATAGCTTGAGCTATTTGGTCGCCATAGATAGTTTCATAACCAGCACCGTTGTTAACGTGTTTGATATCTTCACCAGTCCAAGGAATCTGAACAGACGCATAAGAATCAAGAGTCATTGTTTTGTTGTCAACAGTTTGATCGGTACCTTCAGGG